TGATAGAATAGCAAAAATACAAGAAACAATAAATAGAAAAACAGCAGCTAATCCTAATTACGACCCTAGTAATTTACTAAATAAAATAGATTTAATTAATCAAGCTAAAGATATTTTCTTTGATGCCAAAGATGCAGCAAGAGTAATTACTGATGCAAAGAAAAAAGAAAAAGATCCTACGTATAAAACTTTAGATGAATTGGTAGCAGCTGGTTTAGCAGAAGGTGATGATGACGATGATGATTTTAATATTGAAGATTT